CCTCCCACAGCAGTAAATTCAGATCCGTTATATATTTCAGCAGAAGTGGTCGTACTATTAAATCTAAAGTCTCCTGTTGAGGGTGAACCAGGTCTTTGGGCAGTGGTTCCAACAGGTATCTGTAAAGCTGTTGTGTAATTATGTATAACATCTCCAGTAAATGTTGCCCCTGCAACTGGAGCTAGACCTAAATTTGCCTGTGTGACATTACCAATCTCAATATATCCATTATTAGCTGCATTTCTTATTTTTAATAAATTAGATGTTGTATTAACTGATAACTGGAACGCAACTTGTGTACCACTAGGATCTGCTGATCCACTATTTAAACTTTGTATAGCAGCGAAAACATTATTAAGGTCAGTTCTCACGGCAGAGCCTGTGCCATTGTCGATTGTATAGTCTGTAACTTGTGCCATTTAGAAAACTACCTTGTGTATATTCTACCCTCCTTTACCAAATCCGACAGCCTGATAGGTGAAATTTCTATCAATCGAAGCATTTGATGAATTTTTGAAATGAACAGTAAAACCCGTTCCAGAAACACTGCTTACTTCAAAGTAATCTCCTGATGCCATATTCTGAGCATTAATGCCAACAGAGGGTAGATTGGAATTTGCTCCAAGCAAAGAAGAAGTACCAACAAAGAATGGATTGGTAAACGTAACAGCCTTTGCTCCTGCTCCGCTTGCAATAACATTACCTTGTTCTGTTCTTCTCTGTAAAGATGCTGTATAACCTAACTGAGAAACTTTTATATCCTGTGCAACATCATTACTTGTAAGTTTTGCTCTAAATTGAAATCCTCTACCTTTATAAGTTCCATTTGCAAAGGTTTGAAAGTCAGTATAGGTAGGAGATCCAGATGGATTATCCTGTGTGACTCTTACTAACATTTCAGCATTAACCTCTGTAGCTGTTAGGCCATCAAAATCTGTAATATCATCAATCAAACCTCTTGAATCAAATAAATCTGATGGATAGAAACCTTCTGTCAGGAAGTGACGTTTAAGATCAAGACTGAATACACCACCTAAATCTAAAGTATCTCCACCAGCAGTTCCTCCAAAATCATAAGTACCTTCAGAGACTATTCCACCAAAGTCATCTAATGAACCAACAGCATCAAAATCTGTAATGTCATCAAAATTACCTCCACCAACTAGGTTTAACGTATTTGTAGTTGCATCAAAAGCAACATTAGTTTTTGTTCCCTGGAATTTAGGACTATCTGTATCTTCTCTCCTAGTCTGTGTAATAAGTGGAGCTAGATTATCTGGCAGTTCAAGAATTACACTTGTTTCTCCTGCACAGAATCTACCACCATCATCTTGGAATTTTAAAATATACTCACCCTCAAGATATGGAACTTCCGCAGATGTAGTAGCACCACTAAGAGCTTGAATTAAGTCAGTACTATTAGTAAATGTACCAGTACCATCGGTCAAAGGAGAATGTCTGACATACACCCTACCTCCATGAGTAACATCAATATCTGTAGAACGATTCCAACGTAATCTCACTAATTTTTCATTTATTGGTTCGGCTGATAATCCAGTAACATTTGACGGCAATGCAGTTTTGCCAACGGCATTGAAAGTTAAATCAGCAGAGGTCGCACTTGTCTGTAATGCAGCATTGTAACTGAATACTTGAAACTCATACGTTCCAATATCAGTATTGAATATTTCAAAGTCAGGAGAAGATACTGTAGTAGAAACAAAGTTTCCGTTATTGAATCTATAGTTAACTTGGTACTGCGTAACCCCAACAATAGGTTGCCAACTAACGATAAGTTTAGATACTGCCTGATTATTTATCTCAACTATCTTTTCTTCAGCTTGTAAAGCAGAGGGAGGATCTTTAGGAAGATTCAGTATTGATACTGTTCTTGTTGGTAAAGTCGCACCATCTTCAATAAATGCGTACTTTTCGTTTACATAAGATAAAGCTGTAATTACATAATTTATACCATCTTGTTCTTCAACATTTAACACTCTAAATTTTTGAGCTTGAACTGTATCATCTTGCAACAGCCAAACTGTATTAGCATTTGGAGTCTGAGAAAAAGCAGAGGATACTGTTACAACCGCACCTGAGACACCTGATACTGACTTAGTTTCAACAGTTCCATCAGGTAGTATTACACTCAATGTTGGATTATTTGTAGTTGGTAAATCAGTTGCAGCAGAATCATCGACAGTTATTTGGGTAGTTGTGGCAGAACTTACTCTTCCACCTCTGCGAACTCCTGATCTTACGGGATCTGCTATTTCGATAACTGCCCCAGGCCGAACCACTACACCAGAATCTATTGATGTTGTAAAAGTACAGACCTCAGATTCATTATTTTCCGAGAAAACGATTGCTTTTGCTAATCTTCTAGCTTGGCCTCGGCTGGTACACG